CGAAAGAGCTTGACTGGTCATCCATTCCAGCCGATGTGTCCACAATGACGGAGAATGAGGCTATTTGGAAGTCTGCTGGAGCAAACCAGTCACACGGATTGCGCCGAAGCAACGCAGACAAGCTGCGAGCCGTTGAAACCGCCCTGTCCAGCCCAACTTCTGAAATGATGTCAGACAGAGAGATTGCAAGAAAGATTGGCGTGTCCCACGAGTTTGTTCGTCGGCGTCGAACGGGATCCGTGGAAGATAATGTGGAGGAGGTCGATAACGCGGACGCCACGGAGGGGGGCGATGTACCCGCTGAAGAGCCTGCCGCCATCAAGGAATCGGACGGCAGCGGTTCCGACTTGGCGCAAAATCAGGCTGCTGCAAAGCGGAAATACATCGAAATTATTGCAATGATTGATGCGATCAGCGCGTCTCTGGCGATGCTTTCAGAAGATCCGTCTGGGTACTCGGTCAACTGGAACGCTCTAAATGCGGACATAAAGAACGCCAAGCGATGCCTAACCGATGCCATGCCTCACGGTGTGTGCGTTTATTGCAATGGCGAGGGGTGTGATGCCTGCAAATACACGGGTTGGCTGGGCAAGGTTGCTATCTCCATGGCTCCGACAAGCCTGAAAAAGAGTAAAAAATGAGCGACCTGTTCACGCCCACACAGTTTATTGAGCGCAAGCAAATGAGCCTGCGCCCCTACCAGATTAGGGCTGTTGAAGCCATCGCTAAAGAACTTGAGACAAACGACTCAACCCTGTTGGTTATGGCCACCGGTCTCGGCAAGACGGCGACGTTCGGCGAAATTATCCGCCAGATAGCCGCCAATGGCAAAAGATGCCTTGTGATTGCGCACAGGGGAGAACTTGTAGAGCAGGCGGCGAAGCACATTCAGGTTCATGTCGGAATCAACGCCTCGGTTGAGATGGCAGATCGTCGTGCAACAAGCGGTAGGTACGCGGACCCTGTCGTTGTTGCGTCTGTGCAAAGTTGCATTTCGGGCAATAACGGGACAAGGCGCATGGAGCGTTTTGAGCCAGCACACTTTGGGCTTGTGGTCATTGATGAAGCGCACCACTCCACAAGTTCGTCGTATCGCGATGTAATCGACTGGTTCACGGCGGGCGGAGCCAAGGTACTGGGAGTAACGGCGACACCAGATCGCGCCGATGAGGAGGCCCTTGGTCAGATTTTTGACTCCGTTGCCTATGAGTACGGCATCGCGGAAGGAATCTCGGATGGCTACCTCGTTCCGATCAAGCAGACGATGGTCACGGTCAGCGGTCTTGACTACTCAAACTGCCGAACAACCGCAGGCGACCTCAATGGGGCAGACCTCGATCGCGTTCTAAAGTACGAGGAGACGCTTCATCGCATGGTCGAGCCGACCATCAGCATTGCAGGCGATCGCCGCACCCTTATCTTCTGTGCGTCCGTTGAACACGCGGAGAGGGTGGCAGAAATTATCAACAGGTACAAGAGTGGCAAGGCCGCGTTTGTCAGCGCAAATACGCCCACAGATCAGCGGAGAACAATCTTCCGCGACTTTGGTGACGGCAAGTATCAGTTTCTTTGCAATGTCGGAATCGCCACCGAGGGGTGGGACGACCCGGCGACCGATGGTAAGGGCGTGCAGTTCATCTCCATGATGCGGCCAACCAAGAGCAGAAGCCTTTACTGCCAGATGGTGGGGCGCGGAACACGAACGCTTCCAAGCGTGATCGATGGGATTGAAACGCCAGAGGAAAGGAGGGCAGCAATAGCGTTGAGCCAGAAGAAGTGCGTAACAATTCTGGACTTTGTTGGAAACTCTGGACGACACAAGCTGATGAGGGTTGCTGATGCGCTTGGTGGCAATTGGTCTGATGATGTGCGAAGCAGGGCTGCATCGAAGTCGGAGCAGGATGCAAACAACTCGTTGCTTGTTGAGGTTGATGTCTTTGAGCAAATGGATGAGGTTGAGAAAGAACTCAAGCGAGAGGCAGAGGAAAGGCGGCGACTCTTTATCAAGGCTCGCGCCACGTACAAGACCCAAGAAATTGATCCATTCTCGTCTTTGGGCATAGTGCCACACCGCGTTCCCGGTTGGGCGAGGCGAATACCAGCAAGCGAAAAGCAGGTGGCTTTCTTGAAGCGCAACAATGTTCCGAATGTGGAAAAACTCAACACCAGAGAGGCCAGTCAGTTGATTGAGCACATCATGTCATCGCCGTCTGATAAGCAGGCTTGGGTGCTCCGCAAGGCTGGTCTCGACCCATCGACGTTTGATCGCAAGGGGGCATCCGAAGCAATCGACAAAATAAAGAGAGGCGAGAGCGTGCGGTAATGGATGAAAAAGAAGCACTACTTCGCGACACAATGAGTGCGGTTGTTGCGCGATCCGCTATTTACGGGAAAGCGGACCATCACTTTGCCAGAACAATCGGTGCAATAAACGCCGTGTTCAAGCACAAACTAAACGAAGATCTGACAACAAGCGACTGGGCAATGATGATGATGCTTGACAAAATTGCTCGTGAGCAGCACATCCCGAAAAGGGACAACGCACTTGATATCGCTGGATATGCGTCGTGTCTCGCGCAGTGCCGCACGGAGGATGGTACTTATGCCAGAGCGACAAAAGCCGTCGAATAGCAAGCAGGGGCGGAAATACGCCAAGGAGGAGGTGGTCTTCATTCGATGCCGTGTTGTCAACTACGACTTTGACACAACTTCATACATCTTTGACACGCAAGCCACGATTCAGAATGCAGATCGTGGCGAGTATTTGCTAGAAACAATTAGCAAGATGGGCAAGACAGATAATCAGAGCCGACTCCTGTGGATTACTGGCGCACACCTTGTTTCTTTGGAAGAGGCCAAAAGATCGGTTCAGCGATGAGCAAGGTCTTGCGTTTGGTTGACAGGTCTACTGGCGAGGTCACCTTTGAGGGGAGACCCGCAAGCAGCAGACTCCACTGCCCGATTTGCGAAGGGCTGCACAAGCATCAGGGTTGGTGTTTGGTTGATAAGGGACGCGGTCTTGCGATTTGCCCAAGGGTTCAGGGATCCAAAAAGATCGGTGAGGCCGGTTGGCTTCACGCCTTTGATGGCAAAGAGATATGCAATACGACAAGATTTACTGTCAATGTCCGAACCGACTCCATCGCAAGAAAAGCGGACTTCACCTCGTTGCAGACAACGCTTCGATCATCTATCACCGCCATCCGTCTGGCTGAAATGGCGAAGATCCTTGGCGTATCTCGCAACTCGCTTGAATCGTTTGGCATTGGATGGGATGGTCGTTGTTGGTCGTTCCCCATGTGGAGCAGTGGGCGCGTTTGTGGAATCCGCTTGCGTGCCCCAGAAAGGAAGTTTTGCGTAACAGGTAGCAGGCTTGGATTGTTTTTGCCAACGCAAGGAAACGTCAAGAAGGGTGGCGACCTATTTATCTGTGAGGGGGAGTCTGATGCGGCTGCAATGACTGACCAAGGCTTTGTTGCTGTGGGACGACCGGGTTGCAAACTGGCGATATCCGAGTGCTGCGATGTCGCGATGAACAGGGATGTGCTTATCGCAAGAGACAACGATGATGCGGGCAAGGCGGGCGCAATAGAACTCGCAACAACGCTCCGACGGGGCGTAGCCAAAAGTGCCTGTATTGTTGCGCCGCCCATTGCGTATAAGGACTTCAGGTCGTGGATCAACGATGGGGCTGAAAGCAACGATGTGATGGCGATTGTGAAAGCGAGGCGCGGATGGTGATTTCTTACGAGACCGAGGTGTCTGCCATCATGTCATTTACCGTTGAGGGGATTCCCGTGGCGCAGCCGAGGGCTAGGCACGCACGGATTGGGAATCATGTCCGAACCTACTACCCATCCAATCATCCAATCGGAAGTTGGAAGAACATGGTTGTTCTGGCTGTTCGCGAGGCTTTTGTGCGTGCGTCTTTTAGAGAACCAATCAACTGTCCTGTGTTTGTCAGAGCAGAGTTTGTGTTCCCCATGGTTACGTCAACCAAGATGTTGCAGAAGATCAGCAAGCCAGACTGCGACAATCTGACCAAGGGGCTGCTCGATGGAATCAATAACAGCGGTGTTTGGCGCGATGACTCCATCGTCTACTCGATGCACACAACCAAGCGGTATGCACAAGTTGGCGAAATCGCGTGTACAAAAGTAGAGATCGCCCTTGTTGACCCTATTCTTGTGTCGCGCGGTCGCAAAACACGTTTGGCAAAGACCCCGTAGGGACTCACTGTCTCGTCTCACAGTGAAGTTCTGCAACAGCACGCCTCTCTGGGGCGTGTTGTTGTTTCTACTGAATGTCTGGGGCTGGCACGCGCTCGCCGTCGTCGGTCAACATCCACCATATTCCGTTGAGAAGGATCGGAACGGCTGCGGGATTGCATCGCGAAGACACGATCAACCCATCGCGGTGCGAGTCCCGCCTGTTCCTCTCCACCAACCCGTGGCACCCGCTTGTTCCAGAGCCACAAAGGATGAGGAGATTTGATGCGTAGTTGCTTCTGGGATCTTTTGATCCACCCATCCCTCGCGGACGGCGGTGGTGAACCGACATTCCATCCCACCCGTCGAGCGAACCCCCGCACAGCTCGCATCGTCCAAGCGAACGCATGAGTGCCAACTCCCTGCCACACTGTTTGCCGCCAGCCATATAGTTTGCCGTGGCGTTACTGTACTACTTTGGAACAGCACACGCCCAAGTAAGCACGATTGTGTTGGTGCAACTTATCGGCTTGGTGCATTTGCTTTGTCCACTCCTCCATGAGAGCGATCGCGCGAGTGCGATATCGGCACGCCGCGCTCGGATCGTAGAAGGCCCCACCCGCGCTCTCAATGTTCGGGATGTATTGACTGAGCAAGACAATGAGTGCTTGGGCAATCTCCTCGCTCGTCATTGATTCGATGGCGCGGTTCATGACCTCGTCATGGATTGCTAAAACAACACTCACATTGTCTTCGACCAACTGCTGCTCTTTTGCGCTGTTCATACTCGTCTCGGTTCTGCCCCGTTGGGGCGGTTGGGTTGATCCCCATGATCAACGCAACAAGTGTAGCACAAGATTGACGGTTGTCAAGCCCAGACAGAAGAAATGTCAAGATTCTTGAGGGGCAGGGGGTCAGCCTGCCCATAATTATTGGACGGTGGCTTGGTTATCCGACAAAAAAATCTTTGGATTTCCACCCACAAGCCCTTGACAGAAGTCAATACCGCGATACAATGCCCCCATGAGCAACATCGGAATCAAGGTTCAGCGCGAGATGAAATTGAAGCACGGCATCCCAACCGTTGCGGAAATCCGAGACATGGTTTCCGTTCGTGAAGAAGCCCAGAATCGCGCCCTGCTCGCGATCTTCAACGGTCAGACCTTTGAGGAGAAGTGTGATGGCGTGACCATTGAGGACAACGGCATCGGCTTCAGCGGAGTGGATGCCGACATCCTGACATCATTCGCGGAGCAGTTCCTCCGCCGCCAGTTCCTCTCCCCGAAGCAGCGGGCGATCCTCGCCAAGAAGATGCCCAAGTACGCGGGTCAACTCTGGCAAATCGCCGTACGCAAGAAGCGCGTGATGGCGACCGTGGTAAACGAAACCCTGTTTTCGACCAACCCCCAACAAGGAGACACCCAATGACAGAGGACGCGCTTTACCCCCACAGTCTGACACCCACTTACCAGAGGCGGGAGTACCTTGATGTGGTGGGGAGTACGATTGGTCTGATGGAGCAGAGGGTGCGAACGCTGAGGCGCGCGCTGGAAGACCAGTCAGCCGACGAGAGCGAAATCATTCAGGAGCGCCGCGTGTGGGAGAAGCGGATCGCGATCATGACGCAAATTCTTTGGTCCATCGAGTTGGGCGAGTACCGCGGCCCGACCAACGAAAAGTACGAGCGGCTTTGGTGCAATAGTTTGGGAAAGTTCGTTTGCATCCCAATCGACGCATCATTTGGAGACACAGAATGACACGGTGCAAACTTCACCCCGACAGATTGCCAACGAACTTTGAGCGGCACGAGTACATCGGCGCATTGAATTGCGCAATCGGTGGGATGGTGGCGCAACAAGCACAGTCAACCGACGAGAGCGAAATCCACTCGTGGGGCAGGGAGATCGCGATTCTGAAGCAAATTGTGGAGTCGATCCGCGCGGGCGAGTACCGATTTGAGCAAGAACCACTTGACTGAAGAAAGACACGATGAAAAACGACAAGAACCCCATCATCAAACTGTATGCCGACCGCGCTTGCAAGCATTGCCGTGGTCACGGATTTGTATACGAGTCGCACGGTATGCCCTTCGGCAGAGAGCAGCTTGTTTGCGACTGCGTGTTCACTAGCGCACCACTAGACGAGGCAACACAGGCGGCAATCGACAGCGACACCTTTGAGGTAATCAGCACAGAGGTTGAGATTCCAGACGACTGCCTTCCAGACGACCGCCAGTCGCGGCGGCACAACCACGACGAATGACAGCGGAGACGAAAGAGATTCCGCGCTCGCGGATTCGCGGTTGGGTGCTCGATCAGCAAACCAATTATGCCAAGGTCATTATCGTCAAGCCGCGCGACTTCAAGGCGTGGACGGCAGCAATCGAACGACAGCGCGTGGCTGTTGAGAAGTTCCTAGGGGATTCGGGATACACCATTGTGGACGACGAAGGCGGGGGCGATCAGTGGATGTGTTCATGACAAGCATGAACGAAACGATGTACCTGATCCGTGGCGTGGCGGGCAGCGGTAAGTCAACGCTGGCTGGGCTGCTCTGCGCGGCGGATGATGTGCCGTCGTTTCATGCCGAAACCGATCAGTATTTCATGGTCAGCGGCAAGTACGAGTTCAACCCAGAACGACTTCAGGACGCACACGCGGACTGCATTCGGCGGGTTGAGCAGGCGATGTTATCTGGCAGGTTTGGTCGAGTGGTCGTGAGCAACACCTTTACGCGATTATGGGAACTGGAGCCCTACATGATCCTTGCTACGAGGCTTAGATGGCGGTACTCCGTGATCCACATGGAGACGACACCAGAACGACCACGGCGTGCCAGAAGAGGCGGTTGAGCGAATGTTGGCGCGTTGGGAGCCGCTGGATGTCAACCGTTGACAGCCCAGATGCTCGCGCCTGCACGCGGGCTCGCGCGCGCGCGGGCTAACCAACGCCGACTGGAATCTTTCAAGTGGCGGGTCGTGGTATGCCGATAAGGGAACACCATGAAGCAAATGCGAATTGTTGGAATGATTGTTGCCCTGACTGCCTGCTCCACGCCCGCCCTGACCGCCCCGCCTCCGAGCGGATTCGACCCCCGACCGATTCTCGACGCTATCCGAGCCGTTGAGACTGGATCGCGGACTGATGCGAACACCGCAGTTGGCGACGGCGGCAGGGCTTTGGGTGCTTATCAGATTCACCTGTCTTACTGGAAGGATGCCGTAGAACACGATCCATCGCTGCTTGCGAACGGTGAAACCTATGGGTCTGTTACCAATCCGCAGTACGCCGAAAGGGTCATATTGGCGTATTGGAGCCGCTATGCGGTAAGCTGGACGCATCAAGAACTCGCCCGGATTCACAACGGCGGTCCCTCTGGCAGAAAGCGCGATTCAACCAAGCCCTATTGGAACAAGGTCAACCAGAGGCTAAATGCCACGAAAGCCCCACGCCGATAACATGGACCGAAGAAAGGTTCCGTAATGACCGACATTACTGATGTGGTGGAGCGTTTGTGCCGTATTGACTCGGATGATCTGTTTGTGGACAAGGAAGACACAGAGCGGGCGTGTAAGTGGATGTACGGGCGAATACGAGAACTTGAGGACACAGTTGCAGCCCTGCGCAAGCAGTTGAGAGCCACCACCACCCCGCGTGTCCCAAGTGCAATACTCAAGAAGCCGTACTCATGATGGAAACCGAACTTCGCGAAGCCCTAGTTGTGTGGGTCTTGCGATACTGCTTGCAACAAAGAGCGGTTTGTTGTCGGGCGGATGATGTTGGGACCATTATCCGACACTGGGGTGCCATGACAACCGATACCAAGAGGCGGGTGTTGCACGAGATCCGCGAGCACCTCGCAAAGCACAGCAATCTGTTTGCAAACATTGAGCAAATTGTTGAGGGCATCTGGCAACAACACTTGACACCAGTCCACCCCGACGATATTATCGGCAACCCATGACCACTCCACATTCAGACGACAACATCAGAAGAACGCTCAAGTTTTTCGCGAAGTTTGTTGTGGATAATCAAATGCCACCGCAACAGATATCTGACCTTCTTGTGCGAACCGATGCCTACATTGGCGCACTTGAGGATGCCGTGGAGACAAACATGGGGTTTGTTGGTGATAAACAAAGAGACGCCCTGCTTTCCGCCAATGAAGAACTGGTTGAGAACTACGGGTTGCTGGTGAATGGACTCAGGGAAATTGTTGCCAATGCACCAAATGAGCCAGCGGCAGCCGATTACGCCAACGATATTTTGAAATCAGCGAGTATTCAGGGGGCGCAGTAGTCGTGCAAACGCACAGACCTGTTTATGAGACGGCCGAAGATCAGGCAAGGCAACGCAACGCAATCGACTATTTGGCGAAGGCGACTGCAACGCTGCCAACAGAAATGGAGAGGCTTGCCGGGTGGGACTATGAGATGGTGCGGGGTCAGCGCGTCCTTGCTCTCGTCGAGGTGAAGTGCCGAAACTACTCGCGCAACACCTTCCAGACCTACATGGTCAGCGAGAACAAGGTGCTTCACCTTCGTGAAATGGCGATCGGCAGGGGCATCGCTGGTGGGCTGCTGGTCAGTTGGCGAGATGCAGTCGGATGGCTTCGTGTCGATGTGTTGAACCCGGCGACTTGGCGGGTTGATATTGGCGGACGATTTGACAGGGGCGATCCAATGGATGTTGAGCGCGTTGTCCACTTCAGGATTTGCGACTTTCGGTTTATCGACCGTGATGGCGGGGTGTTTTTGTGAGTACGCCCTCGCCCCACAAAGCCCCGGTACGGGGTAGGTAGTACCACATACCCTCGCCGCCACAAGCATTGCCTGCACCGCCCAAACGTTTATTCCGCTATTCAGGCAACAAGGCAAGGCTTCTGCCGCTGTATCGACTCATTCCTTATGAGGTGAAGCGGGTGGTGGAGCCGTATCTTGGATCGGGTGCGTTTTCGATCAACGCATCGGTTCCCGCCGTGGGTTACGAACTCAATGGCGATCTATGCGCTATGTGGAATTGGTTGAAAACTGCGACTCCACAGGATTTGCAAGACCTGAGTGCGCTTGTTGAGGATTGCAGGCAGCGCACAGAAAAGCCTGATGTGAGGGACATGGCGCTCGATCTTGGGCGGCAAACCTATGTGCGCGTAAACTGCTGTTCCGTGGTGGTTGGGCAGTTGAGTTCGTGGAAGGTGTATCCACAGCACTCCCTTCCCATCGCAGAAACCGCGAAGTGCCTGCCCCGACTCAGGGACATCACGGTAATCCACGGACGGGGTGAATCCCATTTGGTACAGGATGGCGATCTGCTGTTTGTGGATCCTCCGTATGTGGGTACCAAGGGCAACTATGTAGAGAAGGGTGGTGGAGCGGACATTGAGGGTGAATACAAGCCGCAGGACACAATCAACTTGCTGTCCCGCGTGTCCTGCCCCGTCATCTTTACCTATGGAACAAACGCCCGCGAAGTATTCCCGCAGTTCTCATGGGAGCCTGTCAAGACCGTAAAGGTTCCCAACATGAGAAGGGGTGGCACGGTCGATAGGATCGAATGGGTGACATACGCCAACTTCCCCACCTGATTTGCCCCATCACCGGGGTTTTGTCAATCGGATGACAGCGCTCTCGCCCCTCCTTATTTTGTCAAACGCTTCATCAGTGTTGGATTGTCTTTGCGCAGTATCAGTGATTTCCAAAAACCTCTTGATTGATTCCATGTTCGGCAAAGACAGTTCAAGGCTCACATAGTTAGCACCTTGCATCCCCTGCTCCGTGTAATCAATCACATTGGCTATCCACGCTAGGGTTGGGAACTGACTAGCAAACTGCTTTCGGAAATCTTTGAGCCACTGACTGTCTGTGTAAATAAGACCGTGCTCGCCATTGCTCCATGTCTTCTTGGTGAAGTAAGCCTTGATGTGAATGTGCATTTGTGGGCATTCACGGGGCAAGCGGCTTGCGAAGAGCCTCGGTGTTTCTTTGACCTCGCCAACCTCCATCTCAATCTTGGGCGTGGTAACCGCTCGCTTCTGGCGTGACCAGTATCCATCTCCACTCGTAGAGCAGATCATTGGGGTCTTGGGTTTCAGGGTGATGAAGCGAAACTCGGTTATTGTGGTGCGTTGTTCAGGCATTTGTTTGTCCTTTGCGTTGGGGCATTGACCATGTGGGTGTAGAGGGTGTTGGACGGGTTTTACTGCGTAGATAGGCAACCTCCGACATTTTCTTGCCACCCCACTCGGTTCGCGACATCAGTACGGCATGACAAATCACTGGGGCAGCCGCACCCGCGTTGTCGCGTTCGGTGCGTTCATCAACGATCCGCGCACGCATAACACGAAGCACTTCAAGCATCTCGCTCTTGGCCGCGACGCCGTCATTGATGGCATTAAGAACTTGCACCTTGTACAACCGAGACTTCTCGTTGTAGAAATTGATGTAGAAGGTGGTTTTGTGGGGTGGCAGCCAGTAATCTTGGTTGTTCACGCTTCACCACCCGTCCGCGACACGCTTGGCGGGGTAAGAATCCGCTTCACCTTCTCGCCACTCGCAGCAAGTTCGTTCATCGTCCTTGCGACCGCCGTGGGGTGGCAGCCAGTAATCAAATCGCCTTCGCACAGGATCACGGTGAAGCCCCTCTTGAAGCACTTCTTCGTAAACGCGGCGATCTTCTTGTCCGTTACAACCTCGTCAGCGATGTGATCGATGATGCCGCTGAGTCCGATTGGGACAACCTCGCCATCAAACTGTTCAAACGCCTGCTTGACTTGATCCGCGAGATCGCGCTCGACTTGCCAGTCCGCAAAGTAAAGGCATGAATCGCCGCCGTTGCCATCGTTGTGGACATCGCCGACCTTGCGACCATCGAGGTAGATCGTGGCTGTGTAGCACAGCGTTTCATGCGAAGCGAACGCGGCGTGTTTGAACCCCTTCAGCGCGATGCGCTTGATGATGTGTTCGCACGATGCGATGGCATTGTTGTACCTAGTCTCAAACAACTCCTCGTTGAAAGCGTCGGGGTCTGACGGGAACGGCTCGGGGTTGGTATCGGTGTGCATGGTGATGCTCCCTGTGGGCTTGGGGGGGCGGATTGCTCCGCACCCCCCCACCCGTTGGTTCAGGCGACTTTGGTCACCGTGAGGTTTGCGACATCGGCGGGCGAAACTTCCGCGACCGACAAGCCCTTGAAGGTTGTCTTGCCCTCGCACTCGCGCGTCGCCTCGGATCGGCAAGCCGCGATGAAGGCATCAACGGTCTCATCGCGGTCGTCGGAGAGGCTTGCAAGGCGGTTGGCAATGTCGCCCTGCTCAACAGCCTTGGCGATCACTTCGCGCATCAGCGGCGAGTACGCGGCGAGAAGGCGGAGAATCTGCTCGGGCTTGGCGGCTTGCCAAATGGTCTGGTTGTAGCTTTCGCCCTTGGTCACCTGACCCGTGATGCGGACGGTGATGTCAACGTTGGTCGTTCCGACCGTGAGGTCGCAAGCGTCCTTTACAAAGGACTTCGCGCCATCAAGGATGTTTCGGTCGTTGGTCGTGAGGCTTGTCATTGTCGTCTCGTCTTTCTGCGGGGTTTCCGCGTCTGTCTGTCCGTCTCTGGCTCGTAGCCCATTGCTACTTACCACGCTATCAAGATACACTATCGTCAAGACTTGTCAAGTACCTTGAGGGGTTTTTTTAGATATTTTTTGTCCAAACGCAAGTTCCAATAAATAAGGCACTTGCGACTTGTAAAGATGTTCCGAATTGGGTACAATGGAGCGGTTGTTGTGTAGTGCTATCCCAAACAAACGCCTAACGGCAGCCGAGGTTCGGATGAATCGGGTCAAATGTTTGTTCATTCCACAGGAAGAAGCCAAGCCCGTCAGGGGCATGGAGATCATTCCGTACAAGGGGGCGCACGAAATCTTCAATGCGGTCATTGAAACAACCAATGGAACGGTTGCTCGCGCGCGCGGACACTCGGGCACGATGCTGTGGATTGACGATGACACCAAGCCTCATCCCATCAACAACAGGGCAACCCAGATCGCAGGACAGGACATTGTTGGCAACGCGGTCGTTTTCCAGATCGGATTAGATGGAGAAATGATAGATGTCAACTACGGTTCCCTCGGAATCAGGGTGTAAACCAAAACCTTCCCAAAGGCTGGCGCGGCGAATGAACACGAGCCCAGAACAGCCATCCGTAGATCAGGGTGCGCTTGAACGGGCAAGGGATGTAGCCACAAGGTTCGGGTGGTATGTCGTTGTTGGGGTGAATGGGGCGCTCAACTCGCGGGGGAAGTGCTGCTTCAAGGACGCGCAGGCCGCACAGCACGCGGTTGACTTGTGGGAGGATGCCATCGGGTGCTTCCTGCCAGATGGTCGCTTCTATTGCCCAAAGCGCAAATAACCGACACCACGGGTTCGGCAACCGCACAAGACTGTGGTGGAATGTCGGCGCGTAGACGCGAAGACCCATTCCCAATGCGGCTTATTTGAGAAAAAAGGCGGTCTTGACGCATCTGCCAAAATGATAAAAAATGATAAAAATTGTCTCAAGACACTTGACACACCTTGACGATAGTGTATAGTGTAAGTGTCAGCAAGGGGCTGACAGACAGGAAACCAAACGCGGCACAGCCGCAGAAACGAGACGAGCAATGACAAACAGCCAGATCACAAACCTCACCTCAAACCTCCCAGTCGATGGCATGGTTCGCGTCAACTTCCAGCGGCAGTCCGATTCGTCGCGCGGTCGCTTGACCAAGAAGGGCGACCTCCAGTCGAAGGGCAAGTTCACCACCATCGTCGCGTTCGCGGCGAGCATCAAGCCCTTCGTGACCAAGGCTGGTCACATCAGCGTCCGCTTCCTCACCACCAATGGCTGGGCTTGCGCCCGTGCCACCGACATCCAGTCGATCAGCCTCGCCTGAACCAAGCGGGGAACGGGGGGGGCGAAAGCCCCCCTTCCCCAACCACATGGAGACACACAATGAAGAACGCGAACACCCACACCGAAGAAGAAAGCATCATCACCGATCCCCGCGATGATTGGAACCTTGGCATCATGGCCTGCTTCCACCGTCGTTACAATCTGGGGGACAAGGTGACCGACCTGCGTGGCGGGACCATCACCGTTGAGGAGGCACGGCGCATTGAGGAGACGAACACCTGCCCCATCGCTCTCGATGCGCCGTGGGAGCCGTGCGTCGTGCTGCCCCTCTATCTCTATGACCATAGCGGCATCACCATGAACACCACGGGCTTTGAGTGTCGCTGGGATTCTGGACAAGTCGGCATCATCTACGCACCTTACAGCCGCATCCGAGAGTGCTACGGAGTCAAGCGTGTGACCGCCAAAATGATCGAACGGACGAAGGCAGCACTGCTTGCCGAAGTGAATGACTATGACTCTTGGCTGCTGGCCGCATGAACACAAGCATGGAAACAGCGTGAGCCTTGTCTGAAAAAACGATTGACAACAGACAAGACTTGGGCTATAGTAAGAACAGAAGGGATCGTTGTCATGAATGAGATTGAGCTAGAGATCCAACGCGGCTACGACAGGCGGGACGAAGCCCTCAAGGCTATCGCCACAACCCTCCTTGGGATCGAAACACTCGCCGTGCGCAACCGCGACCGCCTTGACTTCTACGAGGTTTATGTGGGGAAAATCAGGGAGGCTCTTGAAGCCGCCTACGAGCAGGGTGGGCGGCAATGCCCCTGCCGTATCCACAACACCGAATAATCGTGCCTCATCCGTTCTTTTTTTATTTCAGGAGAATCAATGCCGAAAACACAAGCCAAGCCACAGCCCAAAATGTTTACAACCGACCAACTCGCTAATCGATACGGGGTCACCCGTCAGCGCGTGTGGCAGATCGCCAATTCAAGGGGTCTCAAGCCCGAAATGATCGGCAAAAGATTCGCTATGTGGTCAATGGAGCTGGCGGTGGCTTTGGAGCCCAGATCTTTCACCATTTCCGAGAAGGCAAGACGATAATGCCGGGTCTTGGTCGAGAGCGTTTCCTCGCCTGAACAGCAATCGCCCACTTCATAAGACAGTCATCGTGCGTGCCGGGAAGAGCCTCAAACTTGTGCCCCTGCCGAACAAATGACAGGCATTCTTGCAAAAACAAACGATCCCTAACCCAACCTCGGGTCACGTCGGGGTCGTCCAGCAACTCGGCAAGATCATCAATCATTACGGGGCGAGTAACCGCATTGGTTGACCACCCCAAACGATTCGGCTTCTCGCAGTAAAGGTGCTTGCGGTACTTCAGTTCAACGCACTTCAAGAGTGCAGCGTGTCCATGATTCTCCCGCTCAATGGCAAGAAC